TAAGATTTCTAAGCCAGCCTAATTACAGCTTTTACTATTTAAGTGCTGTAAGAGGTCAGTATTAAAAACAAGAGGTGCATAATTCTTGATCGGCTCTATTCCACGTATCATCTTAGTCAGGTCATGAAACTTTGTCTTCTGTATCTGTGGTTTCTCAAAATTTCTCATCCTAAATACACTAATACCATGTGTCTTATAAAGGTATTCATCTCTAATTGCATCAGTATCATTAGTACCCTGCTCATCATGATACTCACTATCCAACTCTACCGCAAGTCTAAGCTCAGGAAAATAATAGTCCATCAAGTAGTACATCCTTTTCTGATTTGGTAGGCGATGCGAATTCTGTATAACCACTGGAAACTCTCTAAATACAGTGAGAGGCTCCCAATAACCAACATTAATAAGTGCATCAAATATCTTAGCCTGCATTGACCTCTTCCTAAGCTGCTTATTCCTAGTAAACCTCTTGCATGATGAAGGACTAGGGTATACAATGTTCTTAAAATTGCAAAGTCTACCACTCTCTGATAGACAGTAGACCGGAAATGATTGGCCTACTATATCTGGAAACATAAAAGTCTCACGATAATCTATTTCTTTCTTCTTTGCCATAAAAAATAAAAAAGTCGGAGAGCCATTATAATCACTACAACGGACTCCCCTGGATATTAACAATTTAAATTTATAAAATTATGAAAAAAGTGAAAATCATTTCTTCCAATTATCTAAGTAATCTGGACCTTCTATCTCTTGTAGTAGGTCATGAAGCTTGCCTAACTGTATAAGACAATCAAGGCAAACAACTATATCAGTTCCATCACCACCCAACGATAAATGTTCCTTTCTGACTACTTCATCCTTACCTAACTCACAGCACTTCTCTTGCCACTTACCATATTGATAAACAGGCTTCCCACAAATGCCGCAAGACTCTACCTCATTACCATCAATAGGTACAATACTATTATCCTTCTTGACAAAACTATGAAGTAGGTGACGAATATATTTATTATACTGTCTACATCTATAAGCGTTTAACAGCATAATAATCTCATTATCTACAGGTTCAAGCTTTCCTGTGATATTACCGTCCTTATTATTCCTGTATGTCTGAAACTTACTAACTAACTCCATATCTCCTAGGTTAGTTGGGTGTAAGTAGACATAGATAATATTTTTCTGAGTAGGAGTTAGATCTGTTCTCTGCTTTAATACCTCTAATAACTCACTACTGCTTAACTTACTATACTCGTCTATATAATTCTTAATCTCCATAATAATTAATAGTTTGTAAAACAAAGCTGGCTAAACAATATAACCAGCTAAGATTTAGTTTACTGATAATACAACTCTGGCAGTATATCATCATACTCTGCCTTGGCCTTTTCAGACCTTACTTCAATTACATGATCTGCTTTGAAAAATACAGTATCCTTCTCTTTGTTTACCATAATACTATTATTTAAAATTATTATTACACTTATAAGGAATCTACCTGCTTTCATGGGCGAAAAAATATTAGTTGGCTCAGATTTTACCTACCTAAACCAACTAATAATATTCTACTTAAACTTATCGGGGCTGAACTCTTCCATCAGCTTCTCCCAACTTTCAATATCATTCCTCTCACCACTATTGTTATTGTCGTTGTGATGAACTTCTCTTACTTCACGAATTTCTCTAAACTTCATAATCGTATAATTTTAATTGTTTAAAAATAAATTATCCCAAGAATTTGATTTTCTTGAGATAACTTTCATTACATATATAAGGATTCTAGGGCATCTTAATCGACTAAAATCATCTCCCAAGGGCTATCTCGAAACAATTTGACCTCTAAGACTGCAAAAAATCCGCTAGGTGGGTCTGGTAGGTGAGAACTAAGTACATCCCACCCTGCAAAACTCCTATAAAGATCTCTCCCTGACGGTTTTCCAGGCTTTACGTAACTACCTCTTGTGAAATAACCCCTATTTTTCTTAATTTCCTCTAAAATCGGATACATTACTTCCATATCCGCATCACTCACTTTTGATATTGATACACAATTTTCACCATCTTCTCCGGCTACTTGAATAATCATTGTATACTCATGATACGCCATAATTTTATAATATTTATTTGTTTACTCTTATAAGGATTTTACTTGATTTTCTCTAACATCTCAGTTACTCTCTTGATAAGTTCATCCTCAGACATCCCCAAGAGTTCAGGGTGAGTGAATACAGTTGTCCTATCATCAAAATAATAACAGCCCAGTAATTTAGCTGCATCCGTCTCCCCTTTCTTAATAGGAGTATAGTTGAGATTTACAGACTTTTTTACTTCAAACTCTAGGATACCCAAGAACTTATCAAGATTCTCCTTTTTTAGTAGGTCTGGATATAATGCCATAAATACATCAATCCCTGTCTTATTATACAAGTCGCTAGCAATTGACCCAAAGAAACCGGACGGGCTAAAATCACGAGGTAAGTCAATTACTGTATCTGTTTCAATAAGTCTAAGTTTTGTTTTCCTATCATTCCTACCACAAAAGAAACGATCACATGTCTGGCTCTTCTCCACCATGTCTGATATAAACTCAAGTAAGGTAGGTTTTGTGGGAGAATCTAAGAGAGGTACACAAGAATCATAGTCAACACCAATAAACAGGTCTACATCTTTCTCCAATTTGATCCTAGGTAGTTTAGATAAGCTCTCCTCTACCTTATATAGACCAGCAACACTAGATAGGCAAGAATAACTATTACGCACAACCTTACTTATTTTTCCAAGATATATAATAGCATTCGTATTATTCTTGTACAGGTATAACTTGCCAGGTACTAGTTTAGATGTTGTACTACCCTCTCTATATGCTGACAACCTAACACTATTCTCAATCTTATCTCTATTACTAAAACCAACCCTGTGAAATCCAGTAGTAGCAATGAAATAATTATTAGACAGGGGCTTAACGTAGAACTCACCAGGAATTGTTAGGCCTGTCATACCTCCACTAGCTACAATAATTCCCATCAATTCACTAGCAAACATAAACAAACAGACTGACCTACCACCTGTTTTTTCTAATAATTCTGGACTTGATACACTAACTAACATCCTAGCAGAATTATAACCTCTTTCATCTGTTGGGTAGTAATTAGTAACCTCATCACAGTCTACTAAGGATAATGTAAACCCGCCATTTCTTACACGCACTACTTTATAGTTTGGGTCATGTAGCTTAACGATGTGATCGTACCTTAATCTAACTGTTCTACTAGCAAGACCCTTAATAGCAGCACCAAAACAATAACCCTTTCTAATTAATGCCCCTATCAGTTTCTCGTGATAGAGACCATAGTTAGGCTGAATTGGTTTCACAGTTAGGTAAAAGTCTAATAAATTCGGTAATTCCATCTTATTTCTATTTTATTATACATCACATATAAGGTATCTGCGCCAGACTAACCTACACGCGAAAAACCATCCCTACATTCATTCTCTACAGGTTAATATTATCCTGCGTGTGAGTATAAGTGGCGCGAAAAAAAAATAAAGATAAGAACTAAGTCCCTATCTCTAACGCTGGCTCATGTTTCTCTCCAGCATCTCCTTAAATTTTATCTCTAGCCCATACTTCGACAAAAAACCATACATTTCTTTCTCATTCTTTGGCAAACGACTCATTGCTTGTATGTTTGTCATGTATACTGTAATAGCCTTCTTGTTGAATTCACTAAGAAAATCCCCAATACTGAGAATCTTCCTCGTCTTCTTACTATCACCTATGGAAACGCTCATCACACCACGCCTAATAATCCTTCTTGCAATTCCTACTAAGCCTGCCGTAATTGACCTACCTGAGATAACAAATCCCCTAGGTAGTTGTCGGTATCGTCGTCCACTCTCCTTTCGTCTACTATATCAACTTTGGCCCTCTTTTTCCTTCTTTCATCAGGGACTAATACCCTCTTATTATTATCTTTCTCCTTAACAGACCTCCTGCCAATATAGATCCCTAACAGTAACAATCCCATTGATACTGATACGGACGTCAACATACCTCGCTTTTCCATAATTCCTGGGCTCTACTAATATTCTGAACTATCATAACTAATAAATTCTCGTCATTATAATTCATCATCATGTAAATAAATTGTTAAATAATGTGTCTAAGGTTTTATGACATTCAATAATAAATCTCATGCCACCGTACTCCGCTAGTAACCTATGAGATAAGTTAATAGCATCGCTCAATCATTAGTTTCACAACTTTAGTGCTAGTTATCCCTCATACCACGTAAAGGTTATTGAGATTTAATGAGGGTAAAACAAAAACCACATACTAAAATTGCCTAATATAGTTGACAGTATTGCTCACGTGAAATCTAATCACTAACACCCACTGCCAACTACTTAAGCGTTAGTATATGATTCTACACTAATAAGGGATTTAGGGCGTTTCAAGAGGGGCAGGTTAATACAGAGACCGCTTTTGTGACATTCTTGGGCAAGCTAAGCTCCGCACCCAATTCGTAGCCTCCGTTACACTCGGATTACATCCTCCCTCCACTACGACTACTCCTTGCTTCCCCGCCTTCCCGTTGCCACAATATGAACCCTCCCTCATTACCATTCGGGAGATCATATTGAACCCGGGGAAGATATTCACTCATTCGTAGCCTCGCCGGCAGAGCACGGCTCAGGACTCATATGAGGGTAAACTTGAAAATACCCCGATAAAGGGCGCATCGCAATTTGGAGATTTAATGGGCGGAGCGCTAGCGGAGGCCATAAATCGATGTCGATGGAGATATTATCGGGAATACTTCAAGTGTGGTATTTTTACCGAATATATATTATATATGGTAATTGATAGGAAAGTAACAAACAAAATGACATTTTTACAATGTATAACAGCTAGAAGACTTACTATTGAGATATAGACCCGATGCAAGAGTGACCGAAGGGAGTCTCTTGTGTGCGGGGCTTAGCTTGGGGTGAATAGCCCAAGTTAGAAGAGAATATTAATTAAAAAATAGAAAACTATGAAGAGAGATGTTATTGTAGTACCTGCAGGATATAGGTACATTAGTGAAATTCCAGACTTTAAGCTCAACGACTTTCCTCACATCCTGAACAAACAGATACCAGGATGTGGGTTTACAGAGTATTGTATTACTAACAATGAGAATGTAATACTCTGTAGTCCAAGAAAGATTCTCTTACAGAATAAGTATGAGCAACATAAGGATGATGTTTTTCTGGTAGTAAATGAATATGACAGTGATCCAGGTACTGATAAAGATCTAGTGAAGTCAGAAAAATCAAAGATTATTTCTTGTAAAGATAAGGTCGAAATAGAGAAAGAAAAGCGAAAGTTAGAGACTGCAAAGGGCAGGTTTTTCTTTGACCTTACCAGAAAATTGACAGGTTATATAAACGGTTGCTTGTTTAGTAATAAACCAATTAAGATACTTGTTACTTACGATTCTTATAGGTTGGTGAAGGATATAATAAACCATAACTACAGTGAGGTTGACTTTAGGGTAATAATCGATGAGTTCCAAAGTATATTCACAGATAGTAAGTTTAAATCTGATACAGAACTGCAATTTGTTAGTAACCTACAGGATGTTCAGAGGGTATGTTATGTCAGTGCTACTCCTATGATCGATAAGTACTTAGATATGCTAGATGACTTTAAAGACCTACCATACTATGACTTAGATTGGAGTTCACTTGATAATAGTAGAGTAAAGCGACCAATCTTGCACGTTAAGACTCTGAAAGCGGTTTTTACAGAGGTTAAGCCGATCATTGAAAAGTATGTCAATGGTAACTTTGATCATAGGTTTGTAAAGGATCAGGATGGAAAAATCAAGAAAATAGAATCAAAGGAAGCTGTTTTCTATGTCAATTCAGTTAATAACATTACTAGTATCATCAAGCGCGCAAAGTTAACACCAGATCAAGTCAATATACTTGTCGCTAATACTAAGGATAATATCAAAAAGATACAGAAGAGATTAGGCAAGGGGTTTGATACTGGTAGAGTACCGCTCAGGGATGAACCAAGGAAAATGTTTACCTTTTGTACTAGAACTGTTTACTTAGGAGCTGATTTCTATAGTGATAATGCACAGTCTTATATAGTGAGTGATGCTAATATTGACACACTAGCGGTTGACATTTCGCTTGATCTCCCACAAATCTTAGGTAGGCAGAGACTAAAAGAGAACCCTTGGAAAGATGAGGCAACACTATTCTTTAGGACGGTGACTAGTGGTAATAAGAAGCCTGAGGACGAGTTCAATGAAAAAATGGACAATAAGATGAAATACTCAGAGGGTTTATTGTCAGCATTTGATGAAGTAAGTGCAAAAAATCAAACTTACCTGGCAGATAAATACCAAGATATGGCAAAACTTATGAACTATAAGAAGGACTATGTAGCTGTTAACCAGGTAAAGAATCCTGATGGTAGTATTAAGCTTGTACCAATAATTAATAACTTAGTTAGAGTAGCGGAGATGAGGGCTTATGAGATGCAACAGGTAGATTATGCTGATCGTTTTGCAGTCTTTAATGAACTAGATAAGTTAAATAATACTGATGTTAATGATGAGGTATTTAACAAGTTCTTTGAGGAGTTCGATAAGCAGAAGAATAGGAGGGATAAGTTAAAATTATTGTGTGAATCATCTGGGTTACCTGGATTTTGGACAATTGTAGATAACGTACCTAATAAGAGATTCAAGGAATATATCAATACTTTAGGCGTAGATGGATGTAAGGCACTAGGTTACAGAATAGAACTTATCGATAAAAAGCTTAGTGTGTTATCTTTTAGTGAAGACAAGCTAAGAAATACAGTCTACGACACCTTTGAAGTAGGTAAAGCTTATAGTAAGGCAAGTATAAAATCAACACTTGCTAAACTTTATAAGAGCATTGGCTATAAGGCTACTGCAAAAGCTAGTGATTTAAGCGTCTATTTTGAACTTAAAAGAACTTCTGTATCAGAGGGTGGTAAAAGAGTAGAGGGTTTTAAGTTGTTGGAAAAGCTGGATAAACCTTTAGAATCTTAGCATTATTCTGTAGTCCTCTAAAAACCTTACTTATGTAATAATAATATAAGAAAATTAATAGTAAAATTTATGAGCGAAGAAAAAAGTATTGCAGGTCTTAAGGTAGTTAACGTTAAGTTTGAGACAGCGGAGAATGGAACAATCAGATTACAGTTCAAGAAGGCTGTTGACACTGAGAATACAAATCAGCTTATATGTGAGTATGCTTGTCCTTATGGTAAGTTAGTCGCATCTACCTTAGCTGATCCAACCGAGCCTAACGATCCAGAGTCTTGTTTTTGTGATTTTTGTAATTCACTTGGCGAGCAGAGGAATAAGACAGGCCAATCAGATCCAGAAATTTATAGTGGTCTTGTACCGGTTGAGGGAACACTTGAGGAGAACTTGCCAGACTTTAAGGATTATTACTTGAAGTTGAACAGAAGAAATCCACTTGTTCGTCTTGATGCGGTTATTGATACTGTTTGTGATGGTATCTGTGAGTTCTACTGTAAGGACCATTCACAGTGTACAGTTGCTAATGGTGACTGTTTCTTGATGGATCTTATGAAGGAGCAGAAGAGGGTCGAGCAGGAGAACAAGAAGGCAGAAGAGGCAGCTGAGTGTGAGTCTGAAAGTGATGAATAGTGCTTATGGAAGAGGAGAATCTTGGATATCTACCTCCCGACTATTCAGAGTATCCGAGGGAGGACGATGATGACTTAAATGACGATGACATTGAGGATTACGATGATGAAGAGGAAGATGAAAGTGAGGACCTCAGAATCGAAAAATTACTTGATGAACAGTCTAAGTATAATGAGGACTTAGCAAGGGTTGAAAGTATTGAATTAAAACGAGCAGAAGAAAAAGAAATGGCAGATACACCTTTTGGAAGTAGTCAGCCTTGGAAAACGGGCAGTAGTAACAATAATAATGCTGGAGAGGCTGCACCATGGGAAAAGCAGACCCAACAGAGTACAGGATTTGGAAGTTGGGGCAGTGGTGGTAGCAGTTGGAATAATGTTGGTACTAGTTGGGGAAATAACAGTACAACACAGAAGCCAACAGTTGATTATACCAGAAATGAGAAGGTTAAGAGTGTCTTGATAGTAGATGCACTTGATTGTCTGGTAGAGTCTTATGATAGTAATGGAAAACCTGGCATCTTACCTAGGTCTATATTTGATTTAAAGCCTAAGTTTGATGTATGGGAGAGGTTAGCAAGTTTTAATCCTCGTCGAATCTATGTATTATTTCCTGCTATTGGTCTTGTACCTAGCATTGGAAACACAGAATCGGCTAAGGTTGCATCAGAGTATATTGCTCAGTGTATTGCAGCCTACTTAAGAATACCTCGTAATCTTTGCAGTATTATCCATGTAGTTGATAATGCCGTAAAAGAGCAGAACATATCGGGCATCCTGAGCATGACTAGTTTCGATCATGATAGTGTCTTATATGTTGGTGTTAGATCTGGTAGGTACGGTTTAAGTTCAGAGGATATAATCGCTGCTAAGAAAAACGGCATAGATTACATGGACTTATACAACCTGCTAAAAGGTCGGTATGAGTATGAATAATGCAGAGGGGTGGTTAGTTAAGGAGAAATCTTTAATTAACCATCTATTTTCTTCCTCGAAACTTACAGAGATGTTCCTAAGAAGACCTAGAATACTTATAAATGTAGATAAATTATTATAATTTTAATAGTAAAAATGGCAAACAGTAAAATTAATGATTCAATTAACATGCGAATTTTCGCTGCGTTGAAAGTGAGTGAACTTAGTGGTGTACCTTTGTTTCTGTTGAGTAATCCAGGAATCGGTAAGACCACAACAGTTAAGCTTTTTGCAAAAGTTCGCGGGTATGAGGTAGTTGCATTGCACGGTAACAGAATGAGCTCTGAGGCTATTCTTGGTTATGATTGTGCTCCATCAGACTTAGAGAAGTTTGATTCGGCTAGACACCTCAAGCCTGCATGGTTTAAGAGAATCTTAGAAAATGGAAGAAATGGAAAGAAGAGTCTACTTTTCTTGGATGAGTTAACAACATGTCATGAGTACGTACAGTCTGCTTTGTTGAGTCTTGTATTCGACAGGGAGATTGATTCAGAGAGATTACCAGAGGATACTTTGGTAGTAGCGGCAGGTAATTACGCAAACAACTTGAGTAATACTGCTACAATTCTTCCACCTATGTTGAACAGATTTATGCTATATAATCTCAAGGTGGGTGTTAATGATCTCGACGTATTCTTCAACAAGTTCGAGGGTTCTGCATCAGGTCAGAGGGTTGATTATTTCGATGTCCTCTATAAGCAGATGCAGGAGATTGATTCACAGGAGAAGAAGTTCAGTCCAGAGAAGCTTGCTATGATTGGTGAGCATTTCGAGAAGAGTATCAAGTTTGTAACAAAGTCATTGATGTCAGGTGGTGAAAGGCCAGTTGATCTTGGTGTAACGGAGCTGCAGACAATCTACTCTGACATCGATGGTGATAATGACCTTCCAAACTTCATATCACCTAGATCTGCTTGTTACGCTAGAGATATTACTATTGCTACTTACATTGCGTTTGGTAGTGCCGGTATTAATTCAGACAACTATAAGAGCATGATGTATGGTCTTATTGGTATGGGTCTCAAGCGTAGCGGTAATGGTGAGGTAATCAAGACAAATATTGTTGATGATTACGTTAGGGCCATGATCGATGTTGTTAATGATGTCGAGAAGATGAACAACGATAAGATCCCTGAGTATGAGAAATTCTACAGAGATATTATCAATAGTGCAGTCGATGGAAAATTGGATATCGCTGCTATGAATGCAAGTTCAAACAAGATCAGGGAAATGATTGATGACCCGGATGTTAAGGGTATTGATCGTCCTATGGATCCAGGTATTGTTCAGCAGTTCTGTGAGATCTTCAGAACATCAGGTAAGAAGCTTGTTAGTGGTTATAAGATTGACCCTAGTGGTGAAAATGTAGCTAATGTAGTTGTGGAGAAATTCGCAGGTGATATTAACTACTGGAACAATCTTGCAACTCTTATGGTGTCATTGAAGGCGCTTGTAAGTAATACCAAGTTCTCATACGATTCTAGTATTAAGACTGATATTAAGAATACACAGTCTGAGTTGAGGAAGATCAGTTTCAAGCTTAAGACAGTTAGAAAGTCTTACCTGAACAATGATGATAAGGCATTAGCTGAAATCGTCCCAGAGGTTAAGAGCTGTGTTGATGAGTAGTTAAGTTAAGATAGGACTTTGGGTTGGTACTATGATTATCACTCAAAGTCTTATTAGTTCCAAATTATAACTAACAAGAAATCAGCAATGAAAACAAGACAAGAACTCGAATTTATAGAGAACCTTGTAAAGAGGGCCTATAATAATCGGAACTGGGGAAACATACTTAAGGAGAAACTTGATAAGCCTTATAATCCTCAGAATCCAGAACTAGGTTATTCATACAGGCATCAGTCATTTGATGGTGAAGGTAAAAAAGAGTTCACTACCTATAATGTTGTTTGTGCACGTACTGGAGTTAATGATATTGACTATCGTGTAAAGCTTCATGAATACGGACACATCTATCTAGCACATCTTGACGGTATCTATGAGGAAATGGATACTAGAATTTGTAATGTGCTTAGAGACTACAGGGGTGAATTGATTGAAACAGTTAATAAAGGCTGTGGTATCAATTTTGGAGATAAATTGATTGAGAGGGTTATTGATGATCCAGTACTTAATCATAGTCTTCACAATATTGCAATGGACATGGAGGTAAATACTAAGGTCCTAAGCAAAGATGATGTGGAGGTTATGGAGAGTGAGTTATCAAAAATTCTTCCCGATACACTTAGCGATAAACTTAAGGAACTTCTCAAGACAACTACAGATGAGGAAGTCAAGAAGAAGATAGAAGATCGTCTCAAGAAAATGGGAAATGAGGCTAAGATTAAGTTTATCCTGCCAGAGAGATATCACATGGCAGACGGTACACCTTTCCCAGATAATGCCGACTATCTTGAGTATCTTATTCTGATCGTTAAGAATCTTGATCAGTTTATTAAGATGATGATCAGTATTAGCAGAGGTGGTAACGGCGATACTAGTGATGTTACTTCAGAGGATGTCCAGGATGCGCTTGGTGATGAAAATAGTGCAATGAATAACTTGGATGACCTTATGGAGCAGATGGGTATGTCTGACGGTAAAGGTAAGAAGCAAGGTCAAGGTAAGGACGGCCAAGGTTCAAGTAATGGTCAAGAAGGCGGTGAAGGAAATGATGCTAGTAATTCCGGCGGTTTCAAGGGTGACTCTGAGAAAACCGAAAGTAGTAATCAGGGAACTCGAGATACTGACTTTTCTGAACTAGAAGGTGGTACTCATCATGATCACTGTACAGACTCTAGAGATGACGCTGACAGAAAAAGAGAGGTTGGCGAAATTAAGGCTGGCGGTGGAACTGGCTGTAGTGGTAGTGGAACATCTAGTGCAAAACGAAAGGTGAGCAATGCAGATCCAGTTGACGAAGCAATAGATCAAGTACTCAGGAACTATAAGAATAAGGTAGTTAAGAAGGAGATTAAGAAAGATATGATGTGGAACTATAACAAAGGCATCAATCGAACTGTTATCGCCCCAGCTATCTTACCTAGAGTTACAATTAAGGATGAACCGAAAATTGTATACTTGATCGATGTTAGTGGTTCTATGGATACTGAACTGGTTGATAGAGTCTTGAATACTATTGCAAGAAAGATGAAGTCAATTGGTAGAGGTCTTCACTATGACATTATCAGTTGGAGTACAGAGCTAGAGGATCATTTTAGAGACATTGACCCAAGAAAAGGTATTCCACATATTTCAATGGGTGGTGGTACTAGAATGGCAAAAGGTATCAAGTACTTCAGAGATCACTACAAGGACGACTCTATCTTAGTTGTTATATCAGACTTTGAGGATTACTTAGAGGAATGGCAACAAGTAGAGAGGACAATGAATAAGTATGCACTCTATGGTTTCAATTATGGCCGTAGTAATTATAATGTAGATTTTAAGAACCTGATCGTTAAGAACTTCAATGTGAGTTATAAGGGTCCAAGGTATTAAAGTATGATAAGTAGACAAAAGATTCATAGATTAGTTGAGTCAGTATATAATTACATATTCAAAGTATTTAATGTAGTTGAAAGTACTGACAAGCCTAATAATTCGGTGGGTGTATTTGTTAGCTTAGGTATTACAACACAACTAGAGACTATCAGAAGCATTAAGGATATTTTTGATAACATGAAAGAATATAGTGCTAAGGTAGTTGAGATAGTTAGTGAGAAAGTTGGAAATACCTATGTTAACACTGTGCACGAAGATGTTAATCCAGGGCAGTATAGATTGAAAGAGCTGCCTGAGGATTTAATGAATAGAGAAGAAGCAGTAAGTGAATTAGAGAGGATGCAAGAAAAAATAAATCCTCAAAATGACTTAGATTCATTAGTTAAGTGTGGAGTCAAGGTACAGAAATTGAAAGACTTGATAGGAAAGCTTGATGAATCTAATAAATGGGATTCTCACTTGATTCAGAGACTAGGTGAATGTGATTATAGAATTTTTCACCTAGATCTTAATTATGAAAGACGTGGGGACCTTGAATATAGAGTAGGTATTTTGATAAGTGAAAAAGAAAAACGAGAGGATTAGTCTTCTCGTGGTACTAGTATTGATTGGATTTGGTATTGGTATGTATGTTGGAAAATGTATATATCAGCCAGGTCCAATTAATCTTGCTCCCCAGAAAGTACCCGAGAAACTAGTAAGACAGGAAAATAAGAGAATAGGGGAACTTAAGACACAAGAAAAACAGGTAGGAGACACAGTAACAGTAATAAAAGAGAGAATTAGTACTGTCTGGAGAGAAAGGGTAGAGGAGTTAAATAAGATTGACAGCCTCCCACTCGATAGCAATATTAACTACCTCAGAAAGAAAATAAAAGAATATGAAGAGTAAGGTAATCATGCTTTTCTTTTCGTTACTACCTATTATTGGACATGCACAAGAGAAAGTAGTAATTAATAACGACACACTGATCACAATAACACCTGGAAATCTGAGAACCATAAATAAAATGATAATGGACTTAGATTATCATAAGCAGGCAGTAAAGGACTATAAGGAATTAGTTAAGAAAGATAGTGTATTGTTGGGTATTAAAGACTCACTAATTGTCCAGTATAACCTAAGAGAAGCAAAGAAAGAAAAATACTATATCGACCAAACCACTAAACTGACCGCTGATAATAAGAGGCTGAAGAAAGAAGGTAGGAGAAGAACTACTTGGATGTCAGCTGTTTGTTTATTAGTAGGTGCTGTGCTAGGTCTATTAGTTAAGTAAGAAATATTGAACTGTCAGTATTTCTTTTTATTTTTGAAGTTATGATAGAAATAGTAATAAAGCATGATCCAACCAGGCATGAGTATAAAATCTATGAGCCAACTACTGATACATTGATGGCGTCGAGTAATCTAACTGAGGCCTTGTGTATGTTAAATAAATTCATTGAGAGTAGTGGCTTATCTAATGTTGGTAATATCTTAGATTGTCCTGATATCTCTTATCACATAGATTCAGCAACAATGAAGGCTATGATAGAGAGTAATATATCGCTCCTTAACAGACTTCGTACTGCACCTAGTGGATTTGCGGCGTCTAGTCAAAAATTCGGAGGCACAACACAATTCCAACAGAAGATGACACAACAGAAAGCAATGCAGGGCGGAAGTAGTCAGAGGAAAAAGAATACAATGTCCTCTGGTTTTTCTAGTGCGGATGGATTTAGGAAAAGTTACAAAAAATTTAAAAATAATTAGAGAAATATGAAATCGGAACTAAAAATAAACACCTCCTTTGTTTCTCCTGCGACACTTGAGAGATTTAGGAGTAATAATATCTTGCCAATCTTTATAGTAAGAAATATCGAAAATTCAGAATTAATTGGACAGTATAGTGGTTCACCTGTACACTTGAAGGAATTATCTCCAAGTAATGAACTATTTAGGAAGAAAAGGGATAAGGCATTAAGTATTGACGAGTTTAAGAAGTTATACGCGATTGAAATAACAGAGAGGGTTGATCTTAAGAGGATAATTGATAAGCTTGAGTCACTAGTTGAATTATCAGGTGCTAGGTCTGTTGTATTACTCGGCTATGGAAGTTACTATGATAGCTGCCATAGATCAGTCCTCGCTAAGATTTTAAATGGGAGTGGCTTACTTGAAAAACCGGTTAAAGAGTTAGTAGTATGATAAGTAGTACAGATTTTCAGGAGGCGGTTATTAAGTACCTGGAAAAATATGACATCTACCCATTTTCTGTTACCTATACAAGCGAATATAATAGGTCTAGTGATGGATGTATACTCGGCATTACTACTTTTATTGTGGATGATATCGATACAATCCTAGAACTCCTAGACTATAAGAGCTTGTGTGATAAGAGTGGGTTTACGGTATTCAGAGATAATTGTACAGTTATTTTACAAGGAATGCCACTTGTTCACTTATATAGCTTGATATGAGAAATTTGGAGATATTCAGAGGATACATGGAGTTAATGTATTCTGATAAGTGTCCGCCTATTAGAGAGAAGGATATAACTATTGATAATTTTATAATAGGTAGGTTCAATAGTTCAGGTTTTACGGTGCACTACTTATATAATGGTTCAAGTCTCTCTATTTCATCAGGGTGGTTAGGTATGTTTAAGCAGCTCTATTTTTCAAACCACGCTGAAATCTTCTATAATGCTAGTAATGACACAACTACAAAGGACTTGGATAAATACTTAGATACTTTTATTTATCTCAACACAAACTTACAGACTTGGTTGGGACAGTCAATTAGTAAGGTAAGTGGCCCTGAATTTCTCGACTGCTTATCTAGTATTTGTGAGATGAAGACAGGAAGATTTAGAAAGTTTATGAGAGAGGAGTATGAGATTAACTTAGAATCTTTCAAGTATTGTTCACTAAGTAAAAATTTTGATATATGATAATTAATATTTACACCGACGGATCACACCTAGACAAGCAGAATAATGGTAGACTTGGTTGTGGTGGTGTTATGGTGCAAGATGATAGTGCAGGTAAGTATGGGACAATCCTAGATAAGTATAGTCAAGAATTAACCCCAGACTACATGCAAGCTGAGTATGGCAGTAAAAATTGTAGTAATCCAACAGCTGAAATGATTGGTGTACTTATGGCCCTCTCTAATTTTAATATCCCAAGTAATGCAAGTAAGGTAGTAGTATTTGCAGATTATATTGGTGTTAGAGAGTGGTGTACAGGCAAGTGGAGAATCAAGGAGCCATACATCAAAAAAGTAAAAGGACAGATAGACGACGTAATAAAAAGAAAAGGTCTCACAGGGAAGATTAGTTTTGAATGGGTAAAAGCACACCAAAGAACTATTAACCGAGACTCATACTGGAATAATTACGTCGACCTACTCGCAAAAGGACAAACTAATTAGAAGAACTGATTGTATTAAGAACAAAGCAGTATTCATCATTCTGGCAGAAGCTTAAGGGTAACCCAGACTTGAAAAATACATTAAGGACCTGGGACCCAAACTATGTTAATCCTGAGGTAAAGAAAGAACCATTATTTAAACATTTCCCAAAACAGGTACTATCATGACTGTCTTTCCTCTATGAGAATGTGAGAGATGAGAACGATAGCTATATGTATGGATTCCTAAATAGTGTTACTGTATTTTCTTATGAGAGTGTCTTAGATCAGCTCAGTGGTGGTCGTGCAGAGTATACATCAAAGAGAAATGATGGCGTTATTAAGCTACTTAGAATTCCTTTTTCAGAGAATGCAGATTCTTTCTTAAACTACCATGTTGATGAGAATAGAGTAACATTGATTCCAGAATCAAGTAGGTTTGACTTATCTGGTATGCTTGCTGATAAGATTTCAAAGGGACTATTTGGTGAACTTGATCAACTTCCATCTAGACGTGAAAGAGACCCTGAGAGATTAGTAGATACAATTAAAAAGATGTTTATTAATAAAGTACCAAAGAAGTAATAGATAATGTTAGTATTAAGAACAAAACAATTTTCATCATTTTGGCAGAGACTTAGAGGAAATTCTGGGTTAAAAGAGAAGGTTGGGGATTGGGACCCAACATATATCAATCAACATGTTAAGATGGAGCCTAAGTTTAAAGGTTTTCCAAAACAGTTACTATCTTGGTTATCATTCCTATATGAGAATGTAAGGGAGGATAATGACGGCTATAGCATTAAAGGTTTTTTAGGTAAGACACCAGTATGGGTATTTTCTTATGACAGTGTACTAAATCAACTTTCTGGTAAGAGGGCTGGTTTTGGTATTCCTAAACAAGACGGTGCTATTAAACTTCTATGTCTAGGGAGTTATGAATACCTAAGTTACCACGTGGCAGAAAATATAATGTCTCTTGGGCTAGAAAGTCTTGACCCACTAAGTAATGTTGCCAATAAACTTGCTACTAGAAATAACTTGTTATCAGATGAGGAAAGGGATCCAAATAATCTAGGTAAGTTAATAAAGAATAGATTTTATAGATAAGTAGGAAATATGAGAGGTTTTTGTAAGGATGATGAGAAGAGAATTCCTAAGTCTGGTAGGTCTGGATTAATTGAGTATAAGGATCTTCTCGGCGCTAGTGTTTATATTAAGTCACTAACAATAGGAAACGGCTGGATGTGGAATAAGGATGGAAGAAAAGAATATAAGGTAGAGGATATTTCTTTCAGGATTAGTACAGATGGAAAATGCATTACTGTATTGAAGCTTTCTGATTGCCCTGGAAAAACCTTCACCTTAAAAGAAATTGAGTTTAAATTAGACTAAGATGGATGAATTAATATTAGGCAGTAGTACAGATAGGACAGTGAGGATAAACTATAGAAGTGATTTCCCACTAGCTGTCAGGTTAAATAATTTCACTAATTTTCCTGATTGTGATTTTGAACTTCGTGCTACTGTTGATAATGAAGTTAAGTCATACTGTGTTGAGAAGAAGGATGGTGTCTGTAAGAATTGTAAGGTACAGGGTGATCAATTAGTAATATTCTTCAACAATCACGGTCTCAGTACTGGTAGACTTAAGATTGAGATGATTCTTTATGTACCTGACCCTAACTATGCAGATGGGTTTAGGCAGGAATACTACTCAACGATTACAAATATATTACTAGTTGAGGGAAATAGTGATGTAATTGATAATACTGTCCCATCAACTCCAAATTCACCTGTTGCATCTGTTCAGCTTACAAACTTAGGTAATGCAGTGAGAGATGTACAGGCTAAAATAAAAGAACTACAGGCCGCTACAGGTAATGGTGGGAGTCCTAGTAGTGATGTATTGGCTGGAAAACAAGATCGAATTGAAGACCTTGATACAATCCGCAGTAATTCTAGTATGGTTGCGGGAAAACTTAGCAAGGAAGAAGCCGATCAATACTATCAGCCAAAGGGACACTACTTAACAGAACACCAAGATATCAGCGGCTTAGTAAGTAAGGAAGATGCTGATAGATTATATAAGAAAGTAGGTGATGCTGAAGGAAGTGTAGGTACTAATGTGAATCTTAGCGGTGTTAATGAAGAGCTTGCAAAGAAACTGAGTAAGACAGAGGCAGCAGAATTATACCAACCAAAGGGAACATACCTAACGGGACATCAAGATATTAGTAGTCTCCTTAGTAAGTCAGTGGCAGAGGAAACGTATCAAACAAAAATCACTGACTTAGACAATATCAGAGAGAAGGCTGGACTAGTTGATGGAAAGCTTGGTAAGGAAGAAGCAAGGGAACTCTATCAACCAAAGGGAGAGTACTTAACAAGCCATCAAGATATTAGTGGACTCCTCGAGAAAACTAAGGCAGAAGAATTATACCAGCCAAAGATTAATGACCTTGATAGTATTCGTGAGAAAGCTGGGCAGATAGAGAATAAACTGAGTAAGTCTGATGCTGAGGAAAAGTATCAACCAAAGGGAACCTACTTAACAAGTCACCAGGATATTAGTGGTCTTCTTAGTAGGTCAGATGCGGGAGGTCTATATCAGCCAAAGGGAGAGTATTACACTAAATCAGAGGTTGATGTAAAGATAGGTAATATCCCAACATCATCTTCTTCTCCAAGTGGTCAAGTTAGTGGTGAGTTTAATCCTAGGGGTGTTTGGAATAAGACAAATACTACTAAGATTGAGGCGTATGTAGATAATAAGGGAAAGTTTACTAGGTCTTCAAACTTTAACTCCTACTTAATACCAGCTGAGGGAATTGATAAGATCACTATTACAGGAGCAGGTGCAACAGATACAGTTCCTTGTGTATTTTCTTGTTTTAATAAATTCTTAGACCCTCTTACCAGTACTGAATCAATCTCAATATCTAGGGCAGAGACAGCTAAGACAGTACCAACTAATTATACTCTCACCAGCTCTGATATTCCAGCGGGTACAAAGATGGTAGTAGTAAGTTCTAGAATTGTTGATAGTTTTACTGGATTCGATTTTAGTATTGAGTATGATAAGTTAAATACTACTTCTAGATATGCACAAAGCTTATCTGATTGTGATTATATGGCACCATCTTCTGCGGTACTAGCAAAGGATCTATTATTCATTAACATAACAGATCGCTTAGTACAGGGTAATGTTACAATCACTGCAGCTGGGTGGAGTGTAAATCAAGCTAACCCTAAGAGATGTTACTGTATGATTGAGCTTAATAGTGGTATTACAGTTCATATACCATCAGGACTTAGATCATATATTGGCATACAAGATAAGAGTGGTGTTTATAGCTTCGTACCTTGGACAACTGGTAAGTACACAACTACTAAGGATGGTAAGTATTGTTTCTTGCTTAGTAAGATTGATAATACAGACTTATGGATAACTGACTTAGGTAATTATCCACCTTTTAAGTTAGAAGTAGTAGGTAAGTCAACTCTAGAGGTTATTATGAATTCACTCAAGCTCAATGGTATTGATGTCTTGAGTAATAAAGTTAACACTGAAAGTACCGGAAAGGATTATTCTAAGTACGATACAATTATCAAGGGCGTTAATCATAGAGGTTGGACAGGCTTAGGTGCAGCACAAGATACACTAGACGCATATAAGGATTCATTTGCGATGGGTTTCAGATATGTTGAGGTAGATGTGCATAAGACCAGTGATGATAAGTTTATAATTGGACATAATGACGAACTTCCAGATAGACTAGTTAATCCTGCAACCGGCGCTAAGGGTAGTACAGTTAAGATAGCAGAGCATACACTAGAGGAACTCAAAGCATTTAAAGATTCTAAGGGTGGAACAGTTACTGAACTATCTGAATTCTGTAAGCTATGTAAGACTTATGGACTTCACCCTTATATAGAAACAAAGAAGGCATTTGATGAGCAGACCATGTATAAGATCTTAGATATTATTACTAGGAGTGGTCTTAATTATAACTTCACTATCATATCTTTTATTGAATGGACACTAGAATCATCTATTAAATATGATGATAAGATTAGAGTTGGTTTAATCTATGATAAGGTTCAGGATAATACAATAGATGATGTAGTGATGAGAATTAATAAGATAAAGTCTAAGAGTACAAATAGAATCAATGTTTTTCTGGATGCAAATGGTCAATATTTCAAAACACCAAGTGAAGCGGTTATGACAAAACTACTTGCTAATAAACTACCACTAGAGGTTTGGACTATGGATACTAAGGCTGATGTACTTGCGCTAGACTCTTATGTATCTGGTGTAACGTCTAATACAGTACATGCAGGAAAAGTACTACATGATAAACGATAATTAACAACAATGTCATATTTTACAGTGAGTGAATTATGTAGCTCTAATACGGCTACTAGATTAAAGTTAAGCAATACACCACCACCAGCAATCAAGAAGAACCTAGAAGAGACAATTAAATTTCTAGACTTGATTCGTGTTGAGTGGGGTAAGTATTGTGAAAAACATGGCCTGGCTAATCCGTCAATAAAAGTATCAAGTGGTTATAGGAGTCCAGCAGTTAATAAAGCTGTTGGTGGTGCTCCTACATCTGCTCATCAATTTGGTTATGCGGCGGACTTACAACCGGCTAATGGTAAGCAGAATGAATTTGAGAAGTTCTTTGTGACAGTTTTTTCAAAGCTTGGTCATAAGTTCGATCAGATAATTATTGAGAAGAGTAAGACATCTAGGTGGGTACATGTTGGTTATAAGAAGGCCGACGGTACACAGAGAATGATGTGTTTTAATTTAAAAGTTTCATAATAAGATGGAAGTAGTAACACTAGGAATCAACAGACAGAATCAAGAAGACGGCTTAGTAAGGATCAATAAGAAGAGTGATTTTCCTCTAGCAGTTAAGATATTGAGGGGGGGCAAGTAGTTCCGTTCCCAGAGTGTGATTTTACAATGGAGGCACACATTGAAGGTAGCTCAGAACTTTATAAGGCAGAGAGAAAAGGTGGTGTCTGTAAGCATTGTAAACAGGACGGTGATAGACTGATTCTGTTCTTTGATAATCATAACTTTGCAGAGGGAAGATTATTGCTAGAATTGACTATTGAATATCCAGACCTAGACTATTCAGAGGATGGTATTAGACAGGAGCATTTTGTAGAAACCACACCTATTCTTATTGTGGCTGATAATGGTGATGCACTTGATCTCCGCCTACCAGAACCAAGAGTAGTAGAGCGCGTTGTCGAAAAAGTAGTAGAGGTTGAGAAGCCGGTTGAAAAGATAGTCGAGAGGGTAGTAGAGAAAGTAATTGATAATAGTACCTACACAGACTTACAGAAAAAGGCAGCTGAGTGGGTAAGTAAGATGGAAGATTTTCATAAAGATAGCGAAGAATCAGAGAAAGAAGTGCATAGAAGAGTCTTGAGTATGATCTTTAAGCTAGTTGATTATGATGGCCTAGACTCAGTTCGAATTGGTGGTAGCACTGGATCTATATTCACTGATGTTAATAGTTCAGATGAGGATTTTTCATCTCGTTTAGATCTCGCTAGTTTTTTGATAAATGGAGCAGGTGGATATAATACTAATTCATTATTTTCTAACTTAAATGCACCTGAGCTTGACCTAAAGATCTATCTAAGTGTAGCTAGTGCTACATATCTGAGTAATTTATTTAGTGGTGCAACATTGAATACTATTACGATAGATGCAGAGGGAGAAGACATTTTTGTAAGTTTTGTAGAGGGTTTGGAACAAAAAATAGAGAATAGTAGAGGTCTGACTATGTTTCAAAACTGTACTGCAAAGAAAGTAATTGTCAAAAGTAGGCCCATTATGAATACAAATAAGGGTTGGTACATCTTACCTAGTATTGGTGGCAGTAATGTCGAGTGTTTTGAATTTGATGGTGGGGGTAGTACCAGTGCTGAAGACTTTACTATCAGTAACATTATTGAAAAATTCCTCCCCGATGTAACAGGTGATGATCACAAGCCGAGCATTATTTTCAGGAACTATGCTGGTGACGTAACGGAAGAACTAAAGCAGAAGGTACTGGATAAGGGTTACAAGTCTGTTGAATTTTACCTAGGTGATACTAAGGTACTGTAGTTAAATTTAATATAGTATAAGATATGAGTAGGGTAGTTAGGAGCGTAAAAGGTATGAGTATTAAGAGGGGTGGAACTAGAAACACTACCCCTATGACTTACAAGATTGACAGACCTAGAGTTGATCAAATTAAGGAGCTCACTAAAGGTATTAAGTCTGAGAAGGGTCTTGATAAGTGCTCCTTAGATGTTATGAAGTTAAGTTAAGATTATGGAATTATTAGAAGGAACAGGTATTGACAAGTTTAATGTAGGTCAGGGTCTTTCATCAGCAATCATGAATCAACTAAATGATGCAATAAATATGAATGCTCGCGCCCTAAATACCCTACTTAAATCTGACATAAACCTGAATGCTGAAGTAGGTGATTATAAGAAGACATTTACATTCAGCGAAGCGATAAGTCAAGTACCAGTCTCTAGAAGAATATCAGGTATTAAGTTAAGATATATTGATACCCTTACTAAAACTTGGGTAGAATATGTTTTCACTGGTACCGATTCTAGTGAGTGGGAAGATGAAGGTTGTTGGAATTACAGCCTTAGTAGTATAATTAGTGGAGGAGAGTTTTAATGATCTGGAAAAGCGAAGAAGGTTTTAAGGACTATAGCACCTCTTTATCAAGCCTTAAAAAGTCGTTGGGTATTGAGAAGGTAGACTATGAGGTTAGGCCAGAACTTGCTCCTTACCTAGTTTATATTATCAAGCACCTGAATAACTTACTAATTGATGCTGGTGAGAGTGCTGGTATTGTTGATAAGCTGAAGGTGATTTTTGATGAGCATGAGAGAGGTGCTGATATGATAGTAGGCCTTAAGGGAATGAAGCTGGCTAAGGAGATAGGTATTGAGACAGATAATACATGGGGATCTGTTAATGATTTCTTTGTACCATACGAAGAGGATAGGTTTGTCTTCTGTTGGTCTAATGTTATGTCTAGTCTCATCACTCGTCTTAGATTACAGTATGCAAGTCTCTTAGTGGAACCTATTACTCAAGGTTGTGGTTGTTGTTGTGGTAAGGGTGAGACACAGAAAGATTGGGAGAAATATACTAGTGGTGTTTGGCCTGAGGAAGAAGATTACAGCAACTATGATTATGGAACGACTAGTACAATGGGTCTCGGAAAGGATGGCTCGGAGTGTACTTGTTGTTATAGGAGATAATTAATTTTGAAGTGGAATGAAAAATATAAAAAAATTCAGAAACCTAGAAGAATTTAGAGAGTATAGAGCTACAGATGGTTGGGGTTATCCTGCTATTAACTATGTAGGTACTGATGATGGTGGTAAACAGGTTTTCTACAATAACGAGTTTATCATGAGGTGGTATGACGAAGATACACTCAAGGTACCAGTATTTGCAGGAGATATTAAGTATGATGATTTTAAGACTTGGGTAGAGAATAGTAGTTGGCCTTGCGAGATTAAGAAGGATGGTACTAACTTCAACTACCTGAGGAGAGAAGAAACGCTTGATGGAAAAGTAAAACTAGTAGACAGGAATAGACTTGATAACGGAACGACTAGTCATTATAGTAGCCCCGACAAAGATGATTACTTACAGATGACAGAAATACCTAACATCAACATTGGTCTTTTTTCTGGAGTGGATAATATTAAAGGTTCATACAAGGAGGTTAGATTTAATTTTGATAAGGGCTGTCCAGTGGGTTTTAGAAAGTGGTTTGGTAAGTCTAAGTTTAATAAAGAACGTGATTGTTATACTAAATTACTTGGTAGGTATGATGCAGTTAATACAGAGGCCGGTTTAGTTTGCTCTACTGGAAATCAGATAGTGTATTCAAAGAAGTGGGTACCTAAGAAATTTAAGGAAGCTAGACAGAAAACTAATAAGGACTTGCTTGGTATTACATACTGGGAGCAACTTGTACTTAGTTTTATCTTGACTGCCTACTATAAGACATTCAATCATAACAGTATTTTCCCGACCACCTGTAATATTCAAAACAGGGTAACAGGTGAGTCTGATGCTGAAGAGTCTGGCTTGTCAATTGCATATACTACTTACATGAAAGGTGATGTAAACGAGGGCAAGATTAGTAGTTTCAGGTTTATGCATCTTGAAAATCCATTCTTTTTCAATAAGAGAGGTGGTATTTTCACATTTGGATACTTAGTTAGCAAGACAGACGAGGGTGACAAGATATCTATTAAGTTTGATGAGGTGCTTGCAAATGATGAATACTTAAAGACAGAGAGTTCAGATGTAGTACTAGATGCAACCAAGAGAGAGTGGGGAAAAACACCAGGCACTAGATTTATTGGGGAGGTAGACTTATATGGTAACTCTATGAAATCTAGTATCCCTGCTTCATCTACCACTGGATTTTGCGCGTCGATAATCAATACGCATGGTCCAAATAAGTTAGAGTCTGAAAAAGGTCTAATTGTTGGTGGTGTTGGTATGTCGGAGAGTCAGGTAAGTGCATTATCTAAGGAAGTATCGTATAATGAAACCGACGCAGATTCCAGTGTTGAGCTCAGGTTTAGATTGACGATGTAAAAAAAAAATAAGAGAGAATTGGTTAGGTATTTATTCCCTTTCCTTTTCTCTCTTTCTTGTTTGTCCTAGTTAACCCAGTCTTTAATCCTCTCAGTACATAAGGTAATCAGTTCTTCTCGCCTACTATTACAAGGCGGTATGCTACCAACTGTACTTACTTTCCTATCTACTGACCAACTGTTCTCATTGCAGATCATATTAAAAACATCTTCATCTACGTCTAACAGATCTTTATAAGTTTTCACATTCTGTACAGTACCTTCTTTGTCTCTTAGAATGATATGATCTCTACTTCTATCTAAACAAAGAATGGTATTGTCTAACATTTCCTGGTATTTTTTATAGTACTCAAGTGTATATCTCCTTAAGTCTTCTAAGTCACTAGCCGTTTTATTTTTTCCTAGCCAGTCTATAAATTCTAGGTATGTAGTCTTAGAAGTACTTTTAATAATAGGGCCTTCATCTGCATTATAACGAACCCCAATAGAAATATAACCAAGTGCAGCAATCCTTGAAATAGGTTTATCCATTTGCTCATCTAGGTACTTCCCAAACTCACTTCCTAATACTTGTCTTGGATAGTAAGCACAAATTTTTAAAGTCTTGCAGAGATGTGGTGCTTTCTTAAATAGTTCACCAATGGCAGGACAAGTATCTATTATATACTCATTCCATAGCTTTTTGATCTCACTACCTATTTTTCCCAGACAGCCCTTACGTACCTCCTCATGAAACTTATCAGGCCTGTTTCCGAAAAGAACCTCATAGTAGTTGCCTAATGTGAATAGATCTGGTTGACTAATAGCTGTACTTAGTAGTTCTGCATCCTTTTCATCCTTACTTAGTAGAGACTCTAACTCGCTCACACTACTAGATGGTTTCAGGTTCTTAGACGTCAACTCTAGTGTAGTATTGCTGGTTAGGAGGTCGAATATCTTTTCTAGTTTCCTATTAATATTCTTAAGTGATTCTATATAGTTTCCTGCTCTCTCACACAATCCTTCATAGAATTCTGGGTAGCTTGCCTTAATCTTGTCAGCGTCTATTGCATAAGGTCTGAACATAAATGGTAGGTCTTCTTCTATTTTTATGCCGCCATTTTTGAAGTCTACCCCACTGAATACTTGAGCTTGATAGTCTAAGATTCTATCTCTCCTACCGTTTTCAAGAATTGTAGTTAGATTTGGGCGAGATTTTTTAGAAACCCCCAATAAGAAGTCAAAATCTATGTAGCATTCCTGGGTTTTTGCTAGACCTATCAAGTCCATATTCGAGCTAACTTCATCCCAAGCTAGTCTCTGTTCTTTTGTTAGGTGAGATTTTACTGCATTCTCAATATACAGTTTCAAATCTTCACGACACTTTTTGTAATCTTCATACTCACTTGAACTCAATAACCATGAATTCGTAATTTCTAATCTGTCTTTCTTACTAATCATACTCATAAAATAATTGGTTATTACTACTAATAAGGAATTTGGGACAAAAAACAAGAGACCAGAAATTAATCTAGTCTCTATCTCTTTTATAGTATTCTCTTAAGTTTTTCTATCATACTGTCTAAGTCATCATCTATTTCAATACTAACTGATTTTTTCCAAGTCTTAAGATAACTCCTAATACCTTTAGATCTACAGAATCTTATGAAAAGCTCTGGATCAAAATCAAATAAGTCTTCAACCGTTAACAGGTCTTTTCTATTCTTGAAATCTATTGTGTATGAATATGGATATTTATCACTACTAACAATAAATAAGTCACTAAGTTTATCATTTACTCGTCTGTAGCTTATCTTAAATATCTCGTTTTGTAGTGTACGAATCCTAGTAATTATTGGCCTTACCTCTGGAATCTTATCTATGTTTGAGGTTACCCAATTATTTAGCGACATAAAACTAGATAGACTTACAAACTCACTAATAATCACGGGCGGTTTTTTTGACATCTTGCTAAAATCTACCGTAATATTTATAGGTACTACTGCTTTACTGTACTTTTCACTTTTTTCCTCTGTGTAGATTGAATTAAGCTTACTACCATTAATGAACCCAATAATAGAAATACCATCCAGTGTTTCACAGATAGATGGGTGTTTCTGATAAATTTCATAGAGTGCAGGGTTATTATGTGTTATGTACAGCTCTATTAGCTTTTTCATCTCTACCGCAAGCTTGTCATGACTTTCTGTAGCATCCCACTCTGATAGATTATGATACCTTTCCTTTATATAACTGCAAATGATGTATCTATCACGCACGGATAACTTTCTCCTCAGTACATCTTCTCTAATGTATTCCTTTTTTAACATAGCTTATAGAGTTTTGGTAGTTCTTTTTTAAGTTTTGTCTTTGTCAGATTTTTATCACTAAGTACTTGACCTAACATATCTATCTTACTATTTAAACTTTTACATACACTAACATACCGAATGAGTAAGTTTTTTAAAGTATCATAAGCTTCTTTGTTTGTACTCGCCAAGCTTTCAAAACTATCAATAGAATAACTATCAAAAAGTCTAGGTAATTGATCTTTGAAAACTATTGTAAGGTCTCGAATTTCCGGGACAACACTCGTATCAAAAGTGCTGATATACCTACCGTTATATTCTTTAAATCTAGGAAGGATACTATAAAATGTAATACCAAAGTTAGGAAGATATTTCCCTATAAAAACATCAAAGAATGATCGTCTTATATCATCCTGTTTTAGTATACAGGATGGGTTTACATTTTTCGCCTCCTCAATTAGATTTAACATACTTTCTCCCAGCGAACTCTCTACATAGTACTTGACAGTATCTACTATTTCTTTTTTCAACTTAATAATCTCTAAGTAGTCCTTGGACGTAGAAATCCAAGAACTAGTTATTTTTAATCTTACATTATTTTCCATCTTACTTATAAGGTATTGACTTGCGTCTAGATCCCTATAGTTCTCTTATAAGTGTATAATTAAATTATCAATTATGAATATTAGCAAAATTTTAGATCAAGAGAATGTAGAGAAGAACCACCAACTCTATGCAGCTGGACTTCTCGATGTAGTTAATTTCCTAGAAGCAGATCTTTGGGGTCAGCTAGAAGAGGAGAACAGACTTAGAGGTATTGTTAAGACGTACCAGAAGAAAATCAGCACTGCGTTTGGTACAATCAATAGCGGTGTAACTGAGTCAGACCTTCTTCTATTTGGTAAGATCCTTTACTTACACAAGGGATTACTTAGGAAAGAGTTCAACAGACTAACTACTAAGAGGTTATCTCCAGCTGATGCAACTATTACTATCATAAGACGCTTGCTCAGTGTTATACTTGAGGTCGAAGATCTTGAATGTAAGGCTGAGGTAGAGAGTGTTAAAGAGGTAATAGATAATCTTTGGGAGTATATTAAGAACAGATCAAAGAATGATTCCTTGTTTAACTTAGCGGATGTTGTAAAAACTAATCTCAATAAGGGAAGTCTTGGAAAATATGCGCTCGATGAATTTACCCTCAAAGAGCCAGAGTACACAAAAGATCCTATTCAAGATGATGGGGTCCGATTAAATGAAAGTAGTGATGCAGCTAACAAACTACTTGAAATAGAAATGTAATAGGAATGGACAGAAAAACAGTAAATACACTGATTGTTGATGATAATGACTTTGAGTGTAAGAAAGATCGCAGTAAGGTAACATTAGATGATATTAAGATGTCTAATATTGGTTTTATTGCGAGTGACCTAGAAAAGTATCCAGTAATTATCTATAAAGGTAGGCTTGGTAAGAAAGCGCTAAAATTGGATATCTAGGGAATGAAAAAAAAGTCTAAGGCCGGAGAATTAAATCTCTAACCTTAGGCTTTAATTTTTTTTGTTCTAACCAAGTACATAGTTTAGAACAGTTTTTTCCCTACCTAATTTCTCGTCATACTCTCTATCTAAGCATACAAGGTTGTCATAGTTGTAAGGGTAGAACATTAGATATTCATACTTAAATGAACCTCTACTTCTACTAGACGTTACTTCTACTCCATCCTCCTCATCGAGAATATCAAGTAGTATGTTTTTTGCAATATCGACCGTAATACCACACTGCTCATTTTCTTTGAACATTGGGTATGATAGTCTACATGCTAAGAGTGAATCTTGTACGACTATATTTCTAATGTCACTACAAGAACTTTCTAAGATAGATTCTGAAAGTTTTATGTTTTTCATGAACATAGTTAAAACTTCATTCTTTGGTCTATCTCCATACTCCTCTAGTAAATTTTTATACTGATCAAGATATTTATCAACCTTAATCATTGCTGACCTTTCTTCCCACTCACCTTCATCTGTAAGTGCTTCAAAAGTAATCAACAAGTAGCCATCTAATTCGGCTTGTAGTTTGAGGTTTCCCCACATACTGAAATACTTATCTTTCACCTGTTCGTAAAAACCTTCAACTCTTTTTCCTAGTTCTTTATCGAAACGTCCAATGATAGTAGATAAGAAATCCCTAATATCTACGCTTCCATTTTTGAACTTAGGACCTCCATCTACATACGCTGATTCAGGTATTGTAAATAAGAAGTCAATATAATCAATGCCATCAACCCACGTCTGTCTAATGTGAACGACGTTTTCAGAGCCGTTTGCATTGGAGGTATTAATGCATTCTTCGCCAAAGTCTGCATTTTCATATACAACCTCCGTATATAGATCTCTTACGAAGTCCTTGGATTCTGCTACGTTCCCAGTTTCGGTACTAGTTATCGTTCCATCAACTTCGTCAATCTTATAGCCTGCCTCTTCAAGTACTTTCGTGTTTTGTTTTTCACGTTCTTCTAGTACTTGTAATTTTTGTTTAGATCTCTTGTAAATCCAAACACCTACTGCGGCAATGAGTAAAGTACCAATGCCTAATTTAATTACTTTGTTCTCCATTATAATATCGAACTTTAGGTTTTTATTATTAGACTTTTATTACCTCACTCCGTTGTTAAACTTTGTAAATCCACCACGACGATTACCAGGTCTATTATCCCTGCGATGATCATGGTGACCTCCTCCGTTGTTATTGTGTCTATCTCCCTGACGATCACTACCACCAGGTCTTACATTACCCCACTTATAAAGGGTTGTGACTGTGGCAACAATTCCACCAATTGCAAGACCCGCAAAAATAGCTGAACTTGCATAATTGTCACTGTATGACTCGAGGACTGTTCTTTTACCGCCCTCTCTCTTACCATTGTTACTACCAATGATTCTAGACATCAATTCTAATTTCTTAAACATAATTTGTTCTCCTTTGTTTTATTTGTTGTTGTTATTGTTTCTTCTCAACTCCTTAAGTTCTCTCTTACTTTTTCCGAGAGACTTGTTTGTTAGGTCTGCACCAACTGCTGCAAGTGCACCTACTACTAATACTAGGAATCCTGCCTTTACTGCAAAAGATCCCATCTCGCCTAATGTGTCGCTTACTACTACACATCCTCTTCCGAACTTCTGCTTACGTTCGATTCTCTTTACTAATTTCTCACTCTTCATATAATTAATTTTAATTGTTAATAATTCATGTTTATTTTCTAATTATAAGGTTTTTAGGGGAATCTAGTTGAGGTGGATAAAAAAAGAGTGCGACAGTATTTCTGCCACACTCAATTCAATTAATAACTATCTGGAGAACTAATCCTTAACTTCAGATTTGGTTTCTTCTACAGTTTCTTTAATCTCTTCAGCTTTCTCTTGATATGCTGATTTAATCTCAGCATACTTTGACTTAACTGCTTCGCAAATTTCTTTGCGTTTGATTACTACAGCACTAACTGCTGCACCGAATATAGTTCCAAAAATGAATTTTCCCATGATTCTTCCTCCAATTTTTAGTTAAAATTGTTAGTATTATTGTACTTACGGTTGTTATTCCAACCGCCTTTGTACTTACCTTCCCACTTATTATGGTTAGGTTTCTGCTCTTCTGACTGAGCAGCTGTAGTCTGAGTTTCCTCAGCTACTTCTACAGGAGCTTCCTCCAATACTGGAGTCTCCTTCTTAGCGAACGCATTCTTACATGCATTCAGACCATCGTTACCTAAGGCAACAATCTTCTCACGAGCCGTCTTAGACCCGATCAATACACCTACAGCAGTACCAACCGCTGCAGCTACAATCTTACCACGATTTCTCTTAAAGAAACCTGGCTTCTTCTCTACTTGCTGAGCTACTGTCTCAGCTACGTTCTCTACTACTTTTTCAGCAGCATCTTTTAAATTCTTGTTCTCCATAACTTTATTTTTTATGAATTAATTGTTAAAAATATCTCTTATAAATGTTTTATTATTTTCTCATATATAAGGTTTCTAGGACATTTTAGACGTCAAAATCTGTGGAGCCTATTTTTACCTCAGGCGGGTGTATCTGGGGTGACTTAGATTCCTTATATGTGATTAGAATTTCCATTTATATTTAATATGATGTATTTTATTAGATTGAGACTTGGCCGTGAGGTTAGGTCTCAATTATTTTTTTTTCATCACCCCAAGTTTTTCCGCCTGTTCATATAAGTAACCTATTAAGTGCGCCCCAGGTTCCCCACTAGTACTAATACCTCTAGTGGTTAGTATATTTTCAACTAAGTGATAAAATTCATGTACTAGTACTCCACCTAAGTCTCTATCTTTCGCACTAATATTATCCAGTTCAAGGCAGATTAAGTACTTATTATCCACTACACAACCTCTACTAGTAAGGCCGCATGCATTCCCTAGTTGCTCCTTGAATCTTTCCTTTAGTTGATTATCTTCTGTATACTTCTCTGCTTCCTTGTATATTTCATCAAGTGTCCCTACCAAGATAATGACCCCTGTAAAATACACGTCTATGTCAATACAATATCTCTCCATAATAATAAAGAAAGAGAGCATACTATTTCTAATATACTCCCCCTTGTTTTTTTTAGATATTACTTTCTAACCACCTACATGTCTCACTATCAATATCATGCGACGCCCAGCCACATAGAGAAATATCTACCACTAAGACTGCACATTTCCTGTCCGGATCAAACCCATCTACCATATTTCTAAGGTCTGATGGTGTATGTGAGTCTGTTGATACTACGTATGTGTTTCTGTTGACTTGTCTTATTTTTCTTCCAAACTTCCTACCTAGTTTTTCAGTAACTTCCAAGTATCTCTGTGCAATATCCTTACTTGGTTTCAGCGAGAAGGTAATTAGAAAAGCTGCCATACTACTCCTCCTCGTGTGCTCCGTTTTCCATCAACCACTCTTCAATCAGTGTTTCAGTCACTTCATTCTGTTGGTTCGCTTTCTGAATACTCTCCCAGATAGCTTCGAACTGCTTATCTGTATACTCCATCTTAGACTTGTCACGATCTCTGAGAATCTGATCAACTATTTTCTGGATAGTCTCAGCATCTTCTGGATCTGCTGCAGCTTTTACTTGTACTGTGAGCTGTCGGATGTTATACTCCTTCTTAACATCTTCATCATCGCCCATTACAAACTCCTTAACAGCTGAGCCAGTCTTTTTGAGCACCTCCTTAGCACCACCAACCAAGTCTTCTCTCGTTGACTTAGGATTCTTTACTGTCTCTACAAAGTCCTTAATACTTTCTTTAGGACTCTTAGACATTTCACGAGCATCTTTGACTGCTTCGGTCAATTCTTCTTTTACTACATCTGCCATTATTGCAGCCTTCTTCAAAAACTTTCTGATCTTACTCATACTTTTTATTTTATATTCACTAATAAGGGTTTTAGCGGTTCTCTTAGTTTCTTGTACCTCGCAGTAGTTGTCATAATAAAACCTATTACCAAGTATTCTATCAAGGTTCAGGACGATCAATTCTGCTAGCTTATCATGACCAAAACAAAATTCCTCAGGATGTCTTAGTATGTGCTTAAGATCAAATAGTACATACTTCTCTACTTCCCCTGATTCACCTCCTCTGGTAATGGTAGACAATTCATTTCTACTACTCATTATAAACCTAAGCATTTCATGTTCTAAGATTGTCATGTACCTCAGAGTGATGTTTCCATTGTTAGTATTAGGTCCATCATCAATGCCGCAAAAATGTAGGTCCCCAGGATTTACAACGAGACCTGTTTCTTCTAGTAATTCTCTGACTGCACCTCCTCTAATATACTGGTCTGCAAAATCATAATATCCACAAGGCATACAATACAGACCTACATTATCAGGGCAACCAGGACCTCTCTTTTCAAACAAGAATAATAAGTTTTCTTCCGGATCCATGCCCTTATCGTTCCAACAACACACTGAACATACTGTGGCAATGCTAGGAGAAAACCACCTAACCTTACCATCCTCCTTACAAGTAAACGGTTTATTTGTTTCCATAATTTTTTGAAATATAATCTAATTTCTCTTTAAACATTAGAGGACTTATTCCTGCCATTATTACCACGGCGGGAACATTTCTCCTACTCACGTCCTTTACAAATAACCAAGGAACAGCACCTAGGTTAATATCTTCGACTGACCAAGGACAATTCCCTCCGCCGTAATTTTCTGGCAGCATATATTCTAGTGGGTATGTGCTGAAATAACCCTCATCATCCTCACTACCAACAAATGCAAAAGGTACTTCTATTATATCACCTTCAGAATTTTCATACGGTCCCCCTGCATTACAATCATAGGGTGCATCATTCCAGTCATCACCCCATTGTTCTAAGAGGTCAAGTCTTGTAAAATATGCGGAGTGTGTTCTACTGGTTCGATCGTATTCAGGATTAGGTAGGTCTTTATACACTACCTTAGAATTATACTGCATTACTCCATACTCCTTAACGTAATCCCTATACTCCTGAGATTTAAAGTACTGTTTCGTTGATTCAGTAGGTCCGTATACAGTGGGACTTATTTCACTAACATAACAGAGCTTGTAATTATTCAGGCTCTCATCAATCTCGTTCAATAATACTATCTTACTCATGGGAATACTTGTTTGAATGGTTTAATATTACCGCCCATTACATTTCGCTTACTATTTTTATCCTCCAGCACTGCAAAACATATCTGACTAAACATATTCTCAAACTCAGATTCACTTAGGACTTCTCTGAATGATTCTGCTGTCTGTTGTGGATTATTACCATATGCACCACAACCAAAGGCACCAAGCACTAATTTTCTATGTCCCTCTAGTAGTGCTATCCTAAGTATTGTTCTTATCTTACCTTTCAGTGTCGTCAAGTCCTTCTCCATCATTTCACCATTACTATTTAAGTCTGGTCTCTTAATGGCTGGTACTGTGATAATTGAGCAGGTGAAAGGGTCCGATAAGTAGCTGTAAGACGTAGCGGCTCTGAATACTGTTACGTTCCTGCTATATACTCCACCAAACTCAGATATAGGATATGCTTGCCTTACTAGTTTATCACCAAACGTACCTAGCCGCTTTTGATCACAGCTATATAAGGACCGAACTAGGCTGCTCCTCCTACACAGCTCTTCTTCCTGTGCTTTAGATCCCCTCTCAACACCACCACCAGGACAATAGAAAGATGCCATATTAAGTACAGCACAGTCAGGACCTAGTTTTTTAGCAGCGAGTAGTGTATCTGTGTTCTCTACCCAAATCTTAGTATGGCCAGAGGGAGCATAGTTTTTATTCTTTACACTCAATGTTCTCTTATAGTATCTAGTAGTTGGTAAGGTTAGTTCATGCCACTTACCGTCAGAATCTAGATATCCTTCATTACTAATTACATCACAAGTGTCTTTAAAAATCTCTACTAATTCACTTTTAGATTTTGTCATGTCTCTTTGATTAATTTATATTATTAAGGATTATAGGCTTATTCCTTCTACTACATTACTACCTTGTTTTAGCATACTCAGTTCATCATATATTTTTCTCTTGAGTGTACCTGGTTTAGGGAGAGGATAGAAAACAGTACCTCTATTATCCCATAACCAATCATTAATATCACTCACAGGGGAACCAAATATTGTCTCAACTTCAGGCTCATAGTAGAACCATTCATCTAAGAACTCAACTTTATAATCCGCAAGTCTTAGGTGAAGTTTTAATTCCATTGTTCTATCTCCCTCACGCCAAGCAATAAATTCGCCCATTGGATTATGTAGGTTATATGCGGTTTCTCTTGCTTCCTTACTACCGTCCCCTGTATAACCTACCTTAACTGCTTTCCTTGAACTCTTGAAAGCACCAGTTCCAAATAAATATAACATAATGAAAAAATAAAAATGCCAACATTACCTCGACACAAAACAAACGAGGTAGGCATTTGACCAACATCTTAAATAAATAATTACTCTTGATTAATTTATGTACCTATTATTTTCCGGTACCTTTTCTACATCTTCACAAATTCTATCACATTGCCTGGCCTATTGATGTAACAAGTGGTAATTCCTGTGTATGGATTGGTAGTGTACAGTTTAACATTGTACGGCTCACCTTTCTCATTGACCATACCATCATAAGAACGACCCATCCAGTCTGTACTTAAGTCACCAGGGACTGTTTGATATCCTGAGTAACCTGTCGATAAGCTAGGGTCGTTGATTAAGTTATATGAATTCTTATCAAATAACCTATTAACATTACTAGCAACTGACGAAAGTGACTGAATAATCTCCATAGTGCCTCCGCAAACCATCTGACCAATTTTCAGACCATTCACTACGTTACGCCCAAATTCACTGTTCATTGCATTACCACCACATTGATTCTGAGGCTGCGCTTGAACTCCTGTGTTGTAGGATGGATTTGAACCCCTTGGAGGAACTGTTGAAAAACCACGCTCCTTGATTTGTTGTTCTGCTGGCATTTCATCAATACTCTGAGGTCCTTGGTTAGAATTACTCTTACCCAATTCCCTAATGCCTGCGAAAACAACTGCACCACTTACTGCTGCCACTAATACTTTAAGACCTAGAATGGCAATTTTAGAATAATTAAGATTCATCTAAGATTCTTTTAAATGTTTGACTAAAATTTTTCTTTTTCTCATAATAATTTTACTAATCTACCAGTCGGATAATTGATTCTCTAGCGCTATTTTTCGATTCAAATATCTTCACTTATAAGGAATAGAGACCTTTGTAATACGGAAGTCTTCAATCCCTTAACTATGATAAGGTTAAGGTTTGTCACGACGAAGGTCTAAGGTCCAAGTAGGAATATCACTATAGATGGGTGATGAAATGGAGATACAGAGTGTTAAGCAGACTGTAAAAACATGAAAGAATCAACTTAAGTGCATCCGTTCGGTTCCTACTATGTATGTACAATGTTGGGAAAGTAGTGGAACCCTGGCCTTATCATTTTTTTTCGTCCCCATGGAAATAAAAAAGAAGGAGAACTTAACTGTCTCCCTCTTTGTTTTCTTTTTCTTCTTTACCACAGCACCAATACTTAATTGTTGCCTTAATTTCTTTCCATACCACACTCAGAAATGTTACTGAGAGTGGCTCTTCTGTAATATTATTCATATCTTAAAATATTATTCGGTTAAATACTCAATTAATTCTAACTTAATTTTGTGGAGCCCATGCATGATGAGCTTACCAACTATTATCGATCCGATTACTAGAACCATCATCGTTGTATAGATGACTGTCCAAAATAAGATCCAACTTTGATCCACTGTCATAATCGCTGTATTTAAATTTGTTAATATCTTTATTACATTAATAATGGATTTAGGACATCATAGGGAGCAAAAAAAGAGTAGCCCAATCTCACGACTAAGCTAACTCTCCCAATAAAATTATAATTATGACTTTGTATATACACCTATAAGGTTCCTAGGGCTCTTGATTACAGACCTAACTTATTAAGCACCATTTCTATGTTATGCTTTATGAGTACCTTATCACTATCACTCCACTTATCTTTTTTCATCTGAAGTTCTAGTGTTTCTCTTGCATTCAGCTGCGCATCCATCTTAGTAAACCTGCTACATTCCCAATCAATTACAGCAGCTGTCCAATCCATCTTGCACCAACCATGTAATTTACCATAGTCTAGGTGATGGTCTGCATGTGTTCTGTGAAATTCTTTGACAGTAGGATACTTACAGAATAATTTTAACCAGGGCTTTTCTATGTCATGGAGTAGGTATTTCCATCTCCAGACTTTATGATTTAGCGCAGTCATTTGGAAAGCAGACCAATGTGCAAACCAATACTTAAAACTACTCCTATCACTCCTACGAAAACCGAAATCCCTGGCAAGAAACTTTCTAATTTCTTCAACTACCTGCAAGCTGAATTTTTCGACATCATCTCCAGCCTTAAATTCAATAAGGATTGTCGGAAGGCATATTTCTGAGTTAACCATATAGAATCTCATCAGCTGTACACCTCCCCCTTGATCATTAAAGTCAAGAGTCAAAGATGTATAACCTTTACTTTCTTCAAGGAAATCTAGACATATTACATACTCGTTTTTATTCTCCTTAAGCTCCTCTAACTTAGCACCATATGTAGATAGTTCATTGATCTTACCACATAGGTACTCTGGTGTTAATTTTTCTTCCATTTTTATCGTTTCAAATGTTACTACTTCTGCATCGGGTGATAGTTTGAAATACTTCTCGTCATCACAAAATAGCGGAGAATTATCACCAAACCTAGCGTTCATAAGGTCTTCAAATTCTGCAGACTCTTTAATAAATGGTTCACACTCGCTTATCTTATCCGTGGGTGAGTAGGATACAAGAAATATTCCTTTATCCTCGCTGTAATTAAATCTGATCGTTAACCACCTATAACGACCTACTAAGTACTTAAACCAATCTCTAAGTTCTTTTTCTATCTTACTTTTCATAATACGTGTATATTGAGGGACTGTATAAGTTAACATTATCATATCCCACATCCATTACTTCTTCTATATAATCTTTTACTAGGTCACAACTTCTGACTAATGATTTCTCACTAAGCTGATCTTCCCAAAGTTTATTAGTAGTTAGGCTCCCATTACTGTTAACTATTATCGACTTAACCTCTAATTTTCCATCAGGCTCATTAATAGTGATTGTAAGTTCCTCTGAATTTCCTTCTAACTTTACAATAAGGGTTTCACAAGGAACAGCACTAGTAAAATCGTAGACTTTGTATTTACTACCAACTAGTCTACTCATTAATCTTGTTTTTATTGTATAACTATCTAATAACATTTCATCATTTCTTTTCATTGTTCTCACTAAAGCGGACTCTGTATTATTTTACACAGGTAAGGGTTCTAGGGCCGTGAAACTAGAAAGCCTTGAAAACCTTAATAGTGTAATGAGAATTAAAATTTTATCTTATGTTAATATGTGTAATATGTTAAGAAAAATTTTAGTAGATTGCCTTTGTTCATCAGTGACAAGTAACGGTTCGAATCCGTTCAGAGGCACTATGAGCTATTCCACAGATAGTTCATTGATAATTAACGTTAATTTTATAAATCAATTAAGATGAACAAATTTTTAATCTACACAAGTAACTTGGATAGAAATCCAAGATGCATGCGAGATGTTATTAAGTTTGCTCAGCAGACTCCAAAGTTCTATCTAGCAAATGTAGAGCTCAGTGATGTACTAGGAGATGTCCGAGAAGGTGATAATATTATCACTAAGAAAGGAAACTCTATCTATGTGATTAGAGCAATCTCCGAGTCAGTAGATGACTGGTCAGATGAGACTAGGGAGTATGTAGAAGAACTTTCACGCCAGTATGGACTTAAGAGGTGTAATATTACAAGTATTGCACAGGTGGTTAAGTTTGAGACCTGGTGTAAGCAAGGGAGAGCAATTATTAACAAAACAACAAAAGAAAAAACAATGGGAAGTATTAGCAATCTCAGCAAGTCAATGTTTGCAAAGTTCATGCCAGCAAAGGCAGAAGGTGTTCGCGTATCAATGGATGGTAACATCTGTGTTGAAACTAGCGAGGGTTATGTAACAATCGACGCCAATAACAAGTTGGCATCTTACCCAGAGGAGTTCACAGTTGACCTTCCAGTGTTCACAATTTGCAAGTCAATTGATCAGTTGGCAGTTGGTGATATCATCAAGTGTCCTAAGAGCTATGCTAAGATCACAAAGATCGAAGGTGAGAAGTTGACAGCGATCAGCTTTACCGGTACAGGTAAGGTTGTTCACACCATCAAGGATATCTTGTTCAACCAGACAACAGTTCGCGTTGTTGTATCAATGGTTGGAAACATTGGCATCAACCCAATGATGATGATGCTCATGGGTGGAGGCGACGATAAGTCATCACTCAAGGATCTTCTACTCATGTCTGCAATGACAGGTGGCAATGGATTCAATATGTTCCAGGGCTTCGGCGGTATGCAGCAGGGTCCAGCAAAACCAGCAGCAGAAGAAAAACCTGAAGGGGAAGGCGCTGCTGAGTAAGTAGGGTTATTGAGATAGGTACTTTTCTGTGGGAAGTACCTATTTCTTTTTAGAACTAGAGTAATATGAGTAATGCAATTTTTAGATTCTTAGGTTATTATACTGACTACGAGTATAAGATTCAAGGAATGAAGGATTATAAGAAAGCTGGTAATACAGCTTGTTTTGCTGAGGCCCTTCAAAAAATGAGATCTAATTTTGAAACGGACGAAAAATTTAGCGGGTCTTACAAAATCAAGATCTATAGAACACAGTATCAAATTAGTAAGAGTAAAAGCAATTTCTGCCTACTTAGTAAGAAAGAGATCAGAGATTATATCAATATTCTCAAGAAAGTGGTAAAATTCAGGTGGAGATTCTTGAAAGACAATAAAGACTATTTTACTGTCAAAGCGGATATCCAGGAGGGTTATCATACAACACATAGGGCAGTTCTATTTTGGATTAGAAACTTATACGAGTTCCCATTTAATGTACTTGTGAAAGATGCTGAGTTATTCAGAAAAGATCACAGGTATAGTTATATTGGTGCTCTCAACATACACAGACTTGTTTATATATCTAATTGTCTTAAAGAAGATTGTCATTCAATGTTTAAGTATCACTATAATAGTCTTGGGACATTGGATGAATACCAGAGAGCGTTTAACAATGACAGAGATTTCTATGTGTCTGATGCAATCCGTGATATTGTTAACAGTATTGAAATTGAGGGACCAATCGGAACTGCTTGTTCCGACTCAGATAAGCTTAGGACTCTTGAATTTTGGACTGAACCAGATCAAGACTGTCCGCAAAGGAAAGATAGGTTTGAAGTGTACAGTAAGAATTTAAAACTTTATACTAGAAAAAGATGAAAGTATTTGTAGTAGGACCAGCAGTTTATTATGCTAAGTTTTTGAAAAATGTAGAACTAGTAGAGAAACAAGAAGATGCTGATGTGGTTTTGTTTACAGGTGGTGAAGATGTTGATCCAAGCACCTATGGACACCGCCGACATCCTCGCACATATTCAAATATACTGAGAGACGAGGAAGAAATCGAAGTGTTCAAGAAGATTCGTAATGATCAGCTTGCATTTGGTATTTGTAGAGGCTCTCAGTTCTTATGTGCAGTTAACGGCGGAAAATTGGTGCAAGACTGTAACAATCATGCAATAGGTGGTACACATGAGATAACTGATGGAAAGTCTGTGTACGATATAACATCAACCCATCACCAAATGCAGTATCCATATAACCTGGGGGATTCAGAGTATGATGTTCTCTACAAGTCACTAGAAAATAGGTCAAACTATTATGAGGGAGACGATGAAATAGATAGTGACAAGATAGGGAAACTTGGAGAGCCTGAGATTGTACTGTATAAGGTAGAGGGAAATCCAGTATCTCTTGCAGTACAGGGACATCCAGAAATGATTCCTACATCACCAGTTGCGGAGATGATTAGTGAGTTAGCAGAAAAATATAGTAAGGAGGTTAAGAAAGTATGAGACTGAGAAACATTACAGTAGGTGCAGATCCAGAGCTTTTCATTGTAAACGAAAAGACTGGAAAAGTAGTATCATCAATTGGTATTATCCCAGGTGAAAAGGGAAATGCATGGAAGTCTGATGATATGCCAGAGGGATTTGGTATTGAGGTAGATAATATCCTAGGCGAGTTCAATATTCCACCTTGTAAGACTAAGGAGGAATTCATTAACAATATCGAATATATGAAAGATTATATTGATAGGTTTGTTAAGGAGAAGAACCCAGACTTAGGAATTCAGTGTATTGCGTCAAGAGAAGTAGATGAAGATCAATTACAGTCAGATGAAGCTAAGCTCTTTGGTTGTAGCCCTGATTTCAATGCTTATACTGAAATGGAGAATGAGAAGCCAGACGGTGAATCAACAAATCTCAGGTCAGCAGGTTTTCATATTCACATTGGATATGATAACAATGACATAGATACTTCAGTCCAGCTTGTTAAGTACTTGGATCTCTACTTAGGGGTTCCAGCAGTAATTGATGATCCCGACAAGAAGAGAAGATCACTATATGGCAAGGCAGGTTCATTCAGACTTACACCTTACGGAGTTGAGTATAGGTCATTATCTAGCGCTATGATGAAGGATAAAAAGACCCTCAAGAAAGTTTGGTATAGAATTGTATCAGCTATAGATGCATTCAATAATGAGAAAGAACTCCCATCATCTAGTGCAGTAAGAAAAGCGATTGATAACAGTTCAGTTGAGATGGCTAAGAAATTAGTTGAACAATTTGACCTAGTATAAAGTTATGTGCGGAATATTTGGAATAATTAATAAAAAGAAAAGCGATTTTGATAAGACAACATTTAACGTCTTAGGTATTAATAATGACACTAGAGGAGGTGATTCTTGTGGAGTTTTTATTGATGGTCGCTATGAGTATGGTGTAGACGATAAGAGTTACTATGAGGAATTTTTTGAGACAAGTAAGATCTTAAAGACTACCACTAAGTGTACTATTGCAATCGGTCATGATAGGAAGGCAAGTGTTGGTAAGATTGATAAAACTACTGCACAGCCAATAGTCCTCAAAAACAAAAAAGGCGAGGTAGAATTTGTAGTGATTCATAATGGAACTATCTACAACTATCTTGACCTGGCTAAGAAGTATATCCCAGGTGTTAAGATCGACGGCCTAACAGATTCACAAGTTATGGCAAGGATCTTTTACTACAAGGGATATGATGTACTAGAAGAGTATAATGGAGGTGCCGTTTTTGTAGTCGTTGATTATAGACAGCCAAAACCTAAGATACTATTTTTCAAGGGCGCATCTAAGAAGTACAACACAGGCAAGGAGATAGATGAAAGACCATTCTACTTCTCAATTGATCCAAAGCAAGGGTTAGTATTCAGCTCCATCAGTACATACCTTAAAGCACTTAGGCCAGAAGGAGAGGTATATACTATCAAAGCTAACCAACTGATAGATTACAACAATGAGACCTGTAAGATGACAATTATTAAGAACGTTGACAGGTCTAAGCAACAACAGACAAAGGAATACACGAACAAGTATACTTTTGCTAGTGAGGTTCCTGTTAAGTGGGGCGGTTATAGTAACAGTAAATACAGTAGCGGTGGGTATACAGAATCATCCTATGTGAAGGTTGACTATCTCAGTAATACTTATTCAAACAAAAAGGGTAAACTACACGGAGAGTACCACATGACAAGATATGGAAAATTCGTAAGCCCTGATAGTAAAGATTCAGAAGTATTTAATGTCTGGTTCTTTAACGGTATTGCACTGAAAGGAAAGGAGGAGTTTAAGTTTCTTGAGTATTTTAACAAGAAGACAAAACTGGATATCAACAAGTTCACAGAGAGATATCAAAACTTAGTGAGGTCAATCAGTGTGGATGGCCTGTACTGGAAGGAGATAGATGGTGAAGAGTATCTAGTCAAGGCAATTAGTACAGATGATTTCCAGAAGTTTACAGGTGGCTTTCAGATGTTAGGTCAATCTAGTAATAAACAGTACTTAGTTGGAAGGTATACTGGTGACTGTTACTCTGGATTTGATAGACCTTTCGTATTTAGAGATGAGAAAGATAAGTTCAATATCAAAAGCTTCTATAAGATATGCAAGTTATTGATGAAGTCAGCGGTAATAAAATAGATGCGTTTTCAGCCATCAAGGTAATCGTTGGGCTGAATAAAGAAGATGAGACTCTTATTTATGGTTATATAGATTCAAAACATTTAAACCTAACTAAGAGAGTACTAGTAGGTTCCAGAGGTGCGATTATGTATGTACTTACTACTAAATTCCCTGAAGATGAGCTATTCTTCAGTAGGTATTATGGTTTGTATAGGACTAAGATAGGCCTCTCTCAAGCAGATATACAGAGAGAGTCTAAAATTCTAGGTAAAGGTAGTTTTCCGTATAGCTTTGAAAGGATGTACGAAGCAGTTGACAACTTTCAGATTTTCCAAGACAAGGATAAGCTGATTGATACTGAATTCAAACATCCACTCGCTAAACAGATGAACTATACATTTGGCTTAGAGTTTGAGACATGTAAGGGCTATATACCAGAGGATATTTGTTTCAGAGATGGACTAATTCCGCTTAGAGATGGATCTATTAGTGGGCTTGAGTATAGTACTTTAGTGTTACAAGGAAATTCTGGACTATCTATGCTAAAACAACAGATAGGTACCTTACAGGAATATACTAGGTTTGACAAAGACTGCTCCTTACATATTCACTTCGGCGGTTATCCATTACAGGCTGATAAACTATGGGCACTTTATTCAGTGTGTTATAGAATTCAGGACAACCTTAAAGGATATGTACCTAAGTTTACATTTTATAGTAGTAGGTATAAGAGTTCTGGGAAGGATTATTGCAAATTTCTGCCCGACTTTGATAGCTTTAACGAACTATATGAAACTTTTGTAGGGAGAAGATTCTTTGGTGACCTATCTCAGCCACATCCAAATGATCCTAAGAGATGTGCTAAGTGGAGAATCCCGCACAGATATTATTGGGTTAACTTTATAAATGCAATGTGCTATAAGGTTAACAAGACAATCGAATTTAGATTACTTAGACCAACATTTAATTATGCAAAGATAACATTATGGATGTATGTGTTTAATGCAATCTTAAAATATGCCGACAAACATTCAGATACTTGTCACTTAGGCCTAGATAAATCAAGCCTAATGATTTCGGATATACTGGATGATGTCTACCCAAAGAGACTTGCTAGTAAACTTAAGACTAGATGGAATCGTCTTAGCAAGGCAGTAATGGATCAAGAGAAAAAGGGTGATTACATTGGCAGTAAGGTTGACATAGATAACAAGTACATACCAGTATTTGAAATAATCTAAAGAACGAAAAGAAAGTAGTAGAAAATTAAATTCTACTACTTATTTTTTTTACAATTCCTCAATCCATTTCAGAACGAGATTAATACAGGATTCTACATCATCCCAGTGACATTGTTCGTATGGTTGATGCATGTTTCTGTTAGGCAAGCTTAATAACATAGTCTCACAGTTTGTTGCATGTTCCTGTATTGCGCTTGTATTAGTACCCCCTGCTCTACCAACACCAATCTGATAAGGGATGTTATTCTTCTCTGCCAAGTATTTCATAGTGTCACCGATTCTTCTTGACTTCGCTGGGCCATATTCTATTACTACACCCTTGCCCAGACTAATATCACCGTACATTGCTGAACTGATACCAAGATCATTTTCAGTACTTGGGCAAACGTCAAAATCGATGCTTATTTCGGGGTCAACTCTCCTGGCTAGTACTTTTGCGCCCCTAAGTCCAGATTCTTCACCTGCTACACCTGCACCAAATAATGTGATGTTCTTTTTCACGAGCAAGTCTTCATCTACCCTGCGCAAGATCTCAGCCACGATATACACCCCGAGTTTATCATCGAGACTATTACCGACGATAAATTTACCTGAAGGGCCAAAGTTAATATTCTGTTCGTACTTTGGATAGACCATGAGAGTACCTACACCAATACCAAGACCTTCAAGCTCCTTCTTATCAGTGCATCCAAAGTCAAGGCATAAGTCCTCCATCTTAGCAATACTATCATACTCACTTCCTGTCTGAACATGTATCGCCTTGTACTGAATAATACCGTCTACCATTCCATCCTTAGTAAGCGCAGAAAGTCTAGAACCAGGCAAGACACGACGATCTTCACCACTAATTCTAACTATCTTACACATACCTGATTCAGTTACCTCACTTACTAAGAAACCAAGTTCATCATAGTGACCTGATAGTAAGATGGGGGTACCGTTGATTGCACCTTTTGTAAATACTGAGTTCTGAAATTTGTCGGTGAATGCATGTCGACTGAAATCTGACATGTGATTGTTAAATACATCAACCGCTGCATTCTCATAACCTGTTGGAGATGGTGCCTCCAATAATTCCTCTAAGAACTTTTGATTTTCTTTCATTTCTTTTCCTATGTTTTTATTCATTACAATATTAAGGTATCTAGGGTAATACAGAGTCCACTTCAAGGCCTTCAAAAAATGACGTCTAGGATGCCTCAAAATCCTTATTAGTGTAATGATAATAAAGCATTACCTGAAGGATATTAGAACTAGATTCTAGTATCTAATTATATTTTCATGTACTTGAAACGAATAGTACTAGTATTATAATGAGCCTGAAGGTGGTCTACGGGAGATTATAGTATGAATAATTTAATGAGGTGACATTAACTTCGGCTTGGCGAAGTAAAAATAGTAGACGTATTTCACTATTAACCAGTGATTGGTTTGAAGTGGGAGTTTGTTATACCCGTGAAATATATAGGCCGAGCGCGTATAAAGGTTTTAAGGACACATTATAACAGACCTACATTTAGTGGGACTGTTTGTGTAACAAAATAAAGATTAAAACTATAGCGAAGAGTTATAGTCGGATATGTATGGACTGAATATGAGGAATGATCAGCAGCAATATCAAAACACAGTAGTCAGAATATTATGACGAACTGAGAAATAATAGAATGTATGTATTGACAAGCTATTAAAGTATCGGGGTGGACTACTAGGGATTAAGTAATACAACTTAATTATTAGGTGAGGATTATATCGGTTGATATAGGACCTTGGTATAGTATTGAAGAAGTACTATTGCTCCACCTAATTAGTAGTAGGAAGTCTAGATAAGAGAAGTATCTAGCAAGTTATTAAACTTTATGACATTATTAACAATTAAAATAAAATTATATGGAAAATGATTTAAGTAATAAAACCAGCTTAGCTTGGATTTTAGGAGCATTTATAGCAAGTAATTTATATATTCTTCACAGATATAAAAAATCAAAATTACTTGAGGAAGCTCGATATAAAAGAACTATAGATAAGTTAGAATCATTATATAAAGAAAGTAATGAGTAATAAAACATTAACAATCTTAGGGGTTACTGCATTTGTAGCCCTCGCTGCGGTATACAATGACCGCATGAATAAAGTGGATAAAGAAGGTGAGCAACTTTGGAAAGAAATGGAAGATGCTATTTCTAAATCAGCTCACAAGTAAAAACCTAACGGTACTGAAGATAGTAAGTACCTAGACATTATTAACATTTTAAATTAAACGATTATGAACAGTTTTGTAAAAGAAGTTAAGAACGGAGCAGTTTGCTCTGCAAAAGTAGGTGCATGCGTGTTTGTATTTTACGGCGCATTGTCAGTAGTAAATTTGATCCTCGGCGCAGGTAGCAAAGAGGAAGTAGAAAAGACACCAGAGGCTAGTTCTACTGGTGAACAACCTTTAGAGAGTGCTAAATAGTACTCTCAGAACATATTAACAATTTAAAAACTTATATTATGGATAAAGATCTTAGAGGAGAGAGAATTACTATCCTTACTGCAATAGTAGTATTGATAGTAGGATTCATCTGGAACGTTAGCAATAAGGTTCTAGATAAGGTCGATAAGTAGAAAACCAATAAACGGGGTCTGTGAAAAGGCCCTAATGACATATTAACAATTTAAACAAAGGTTATGAAGAAAGAATTATCAGATATTTCTACTATTGGTATAGTAGTTTTATCAACTACAGCTCTGAAGTTATATGACTTATACAGAGCAAAGAGAGTTAGAAAATTGTATTCTAAACTAGAAAAATTGGAGGAAGAAAGCAATGAGAAATAATACAATTGCAATCGGATACGTGACTGTTATGGAGGTTGCGGCAGTGGTTGTCAAGAAATTTTATGACAGCTTCGAAAAAGATTTATTAGAGGATATTGAAAAATTCTCTAAGAAGAAAAACCAAACAAGTGCTGAAGAATAGTAAGCACTTAGACATATTAACAATAAAAAAATAAAGATTATGAAAACTATAATGAGTGGATTATCAATACTTTCATTTGTATTGTATTTTTTGTGTGTAGTCGTTCTGCACTTTAAACTTGGAAACGACACAGTTAACTTGGTATGTGATATATACCTGGTAGTTATGGTAGTAGTATATGGATACTACGGAACAAAGATCTGGTGGGAAACACTGGATAAATAGATATATATAACCGGAGACGCATTTAGGAAAGTGTGTTTCTGGTTATAATTTTTGCGTAATCAAGAATATAAATACTTGATCTGATGAGACATGTTTTGTCGAAACGCAGTAATAAAATATTAATAGGAACTAAAGATTCCAGAGGTTATATATTTTATAGTTAGGGTAAGTAATTACTCTAATTATTTTTTGCCTTCTTGATTCCTCTAAATTCCTTATTAGTGGTTAAATAAAACGTCTTTAGCTTAGCTTGTCTGTGATAGATAGGTTAAGCTTTTATTTCCCCTTGATTCCTTAACTATGTATGAAGGTTGGTGAAATATTAGAAAAGTATAGTAGTGATAATATTGACCTACTTTATAATAAACTAGTAGGATTAACAATTGGGGAGAATTGGGAATATGATTATGAGGCATTTAAAAGATTCTATAACAATGTGGATGATTTATGGCTTTTATTATCTTTTTGTTAAGAGGGGGGAAAAAAAAAAAAGTAGAAATTAAATCTACTAC